ATGTAGATGTGATTGATAGTGAGTTTGGATTATACAGAAAGTTTAATAACGATAACAGATTTAGATGGGATTACACTCAGTATGCTATAAATCAAGACCTTAGATGGTACTATTCTTTTTATAATAGAAACTTTTTATTCAAGTATAGAAGAAATATTTCACCTTGGGATCTATATGTAAACAGATACGACTTCTGGTTTGACTGGAACTTTAACTATGGATGGAGAGGATTTAATAGCTGGGATCCTTATGGATTTAGAAACTGGGGATGGAATAGTTGGGACCCATACTATAGTAACTTTCATATATGGAATAGACAAAATATAGCTTATGCTAAAACTAGAAGAGGAAGTCAGTATAGTGATTTAGTTCAAAGAAGTTATAACAAATCAAGAATAAATAATATACCAGAAAATAAAGAAATAGAAATAAGACGTTCTGTTGATTTACTTAAAAGAGGTAATAATAAAATAAAAATAAGAGAATATAATAACCCTAATAAGTTAAACAATGATAAAACTATCAGACCTAATATTAGAGGCTACGGCAGGCCCGAAAGCGGTAATAATGGCGGGAGGAGCTGGAGCAGGGAAAACGTACCTACTCAACCAACTATCATTAGACAGCCTAGAACAGTTCAACCCGGACAAGTACGTAGAGGATCCGGACCATCCGTATCACAACAATCTAGGAGCAGCCAGTCGACAAGTCAACAAGGACGTAACAGCAGCAGCATCAGAAGGAACTAGTTTCGTTTGGGATACTACTGCATCGGGAACAGGATTTGACAAAAACTTAAATAATCTTTTAAACAAGGGTTATAAAGTTTATATGGTTATGGTATATACTCATCCTATGATATCTTATATTTCTAACTTTGCTAGAGCAGATAGAAATATTCCTGCTCCCGCAGTATTCTCTACTTGGCGAAATGCATATCAAAAAATAGGAGAATTTAATAAAAAATTAGGAGGCAATCTTTCTGTTTTTGTAAATTTAAGAGGCGGTCAATATGATAAAGAAATAAAAGCTTTTGATACAGCTGCTAAAAACGGTCCTACAGGAATAAAAGACTATCTTTCAAAATATAATGAAGCAAATGGAATAGAAGGAAGTAGTTTTTTTAAGCCGGTAGTAATGTCAAAACAAGAAGAAGATGAGTTTAATAAAGCGGTACAAGATATAGATTACGATAGAGGTAATAGATCTGAAGACAAAGCTGTAAAAACTGCATTCTTAAAGACCTATAAAAAGATTGGTGCTGGCCCAGGAGATGATAAGTTAAGGGACGCTATTAATAAGTATAGAGACTCTAAAGCTAAAAGAGATAAAGATCATGAAGACGTTTTAGAGAGTATAGCAGAGATGTTATTTAGTCCTTTATTCCAAGAGAAGTTACAACATTCTTCTCCTGCAGAAATAGACAGTAAAGTTCAATCATTCTTAGCATGATAGCATTATATCCAGGAGCTTTTAAACCACCTCATAGAGGTCATTTTAACGTAGTAAAATCTTTACTCGACGGTTCTTATAATGGTACTTTATATAATAAAGATGATTATAAAGAGAAAGCTTCTAGCTTATTCAATGGAGGTTCTAATAGTAAACCTAAAATAGATAAAGTTATTATCTTTATAGGAGGAGGAGAAAGAAATGGTATAGATAAAATTGAAGCTACTGCTATATGGAATATTTATATTAAACATTTAGGTAACGTAGAAATAGTAGATGGTCAAAAGAATCCAATGTTTGCTGCTAAAGATTATGCAAGAGAGTATCCTGAAGATCAATTTGTAGCAGTAACTGGTTTAAGAGGTGAAGAAGATTTCGTAGATTTAAAAAGAGTTACTACATTTAATAATGTAGAAAATGTAGAAGGATTAGCATTACAGTCTGCTCCTGGTTCAGGAGTAAGAGCAACAGATTTCAGAAAGAGTATTTTATCAGGTAATTTAGATAAGATCATAGACTTTTTTCCTAAACAGTTATCTAGAGAAGAAATAGTGAATATTTTGTAGAAGATACATCTGAAGATAATGGTAGAAATAAACTCTCTACTGAGCCAATACTTCCTTCAGCAGATAAAAACTACTTGCTAACTTTATTTAAACGTATCGAGAACCAAATAGGTACAGACGGTGTTAATGTAGAATATAAAAATGACCATATTAAAGTATCTTTAAAGCACCAAGACGATAAGGTAGGATTTGATTATACTCCTTTCATGGGCTCTATATTAGAATATATGTTAGATGAAGGTATGAATATTCAACCTTTACCTGAAATAAAAATAAGAAGAGATATTGCAGAATCAGAATCGTTTTTTGGCAAAACAGCCCACTACGATCCTAATAATAAAGAAGTAGTACTGTATGTAGAAGGACGACACCCTAAAGATGTTATGAGATCTTTTGCTCATGAAATGGTTCATCATATACAAAACCTAGAAGGTAGATTAGGAAATATACAAACAACAGATACTAACGAAGATGATAAGTTATTAGAGTTAGAAAAAGAAGCTTACTTAGTAGGTAATATTACTTTCCGAAATTGGGAAGACAAAATTAAAAATTAAAGGTTATGAAAAAAAGTTTAAAAGAATTATTAAATGAACCTCCTAAATATCAGATATATTGTGATATGGATGGAGTATTAACAGATTTCGAAAGAAAGTTTCATGAGAAACTACAAGAGGTAGGACCTAAGTACTACCCTTTAAAGGATATTAAAAAAGTAAATAAACCAAAAGACTTTGAAGATATATTTGGACCAGAAGAATTTTGGAACTTTATTGACGGTATAGTCGGAGTAGCTTTTTGGGTTGGAATGGATTGGATGCCTAGAGGAGAAGAGTTATGGAATTTTATTAGTAAATATAATCCTAAAGTACTTACCTCTCCATCTAGAAATAATACTTCTAGGTTAGGTAAAAATTTATGGGTTAGAAATAAATTAAACCCTAAACCGAAAGTCATATTTGCTTATTCTTCAGATAAACAGCGATATGCTAATGAGAATAGTATATTAATAGATGATAAAAAATCTAATATAAATGAATGGGCATCCAAAGGTGGAATAGCTCTAAGAGTAAAAAAAGGGGATATAACTCCTGTTTTAGAAAAATTAAAAGAATTAGGTTATGAGTGATAACACTCTTAAAAAGGAGTTCAAACATTCAGATGTAAATCGTATACGTAATTTAGTTAAAAAAGACTACACTTCAAAAACCAAATCTCAAACTGGTTATAGACGTAGTCATTCTAGCTATGAAGAAGGCGATATATGGGAAGAGTCTGGAAAGAAGTGGACTATCAAAAACGGTATTAAACAGAATATTACTAAATTAGATTCTGCTAAGAAGTTAGTAAAAGTTCCTTATGCCTGTCCTAAATGTAGCAAACCCATTAATAATCACCTCAGTATACAAGTCTATAAGATAAATAAAATGTGCTTAGATTGTTTTGTAGCATTTGAAGCTGAGTTAAAAAGAAATGGATTATACGATAGTTATGTAAAGGAAATTAAAAAAGGAAACCTAACTAAATTTGCTAATGAACTCGAGGAATGGGCATCTGAATCTTTAGAATATACTAATACGTATGTGACGGAACAAGGGGATATAGAAACCTGGAATAACAACGATCAAGCCGTTAAATCTAAACTGTCTACAGAAATTAAAGAGTATCTTAAATACATTAGGTCAAAGATAGATTAGATATATTTATATAATATACATCTTACCATGACACAGAAGGAATTACTTGAATCAGTTTTAAACGAAATAAAGCATATTAAGACTCATATGCCTAACGGAGAACTGAAACAAATGCAAAATGACATGACTGATTTGAAAGAAGATATATCAGAAATGAAATATACTCTTCTCAACCCAGACAATGGAGTTATAGTAAATACTAATAAAAATACTGAACATAGGCAACTTTTGCAAGCAAATCAAAAAGAATTTGAAGCTAAATTAGCTGAAGTTGAAGCTCTTAAAAACTGGAAAGAAGGAGTCACCAGAGCTCTTTGGATTATATTCGGTATTATAGCAGCTATTATTATAAGAATGTTTATGATGCACTCAGAACTTAACGCATAATGACTAACGAAGAAGTAAAAAATATCACATTAGAGTCTCTAAGAGACTGGTTTAAAAAAGAAAAGTGGGTACGTATATCTTCTTCTGGAAATATAGCCGGTAAATGCGGTACTTCAAAAAATAAGAAGAACCCAGATAGATGTTTACCAAAAGCAAAAGCACAAAGTTTAACAAAAGGCCAAAGAGCCGCTACTGCTGCAAAGAAAAAGAAAGCAGGAGCTAAAGGAAAAACAGTCGTGAAAAATACAAAAAAAGCAAAAGTAACTAAAGAAGATATTCGTAACTTAGTAGTAGGAACTATAGCAGAGATGCAACAAAATGAAAACTTACTTCAAGAAGACGATAGATGTACTAGACTAGCAAAACAAAAATATGACACCTGGCCATCAGCTTATGCTTCAGGAGCAGTAGTTAGATGTAGAAGAGGTGAAATCTGGAAAAAGAAATAAATGAAACTAATCCAACTCATAGTAGAAGGTATAACTTATAGAGATCCAAACTTCTCTGCAGAATGGGAGGAAGCTATAAGATATCCTGAATTTGAGAAAATGGGTAAACAAGGTTGGATTGATATAGCTAAAAAAGGATACGTTACATCTTATTCTAAGATTAAAAACGTATTAGGTAATGTTGATCTAAAATTTGATCGTTTAGAAGAACCTAAAAAACAAAGATTCCAAGACGCATTTAAAAAAGGTACAATCGAAATGTCAATAGCTGTAAAGTTCTCTGACAACGATTATGACCTAGTGGCCGGTAATACTAGGCTTTCAGGTCAGGTTAAAAACGGTGTTGATCCAAAAATTTGGATTGTAGATATATCTGACCTACAAGAAAACTACACCGACGGTAAAGTAAAAGATCAACTGCGAAAATATATAGACGATTATACTGAAATTGATTTAGACTTACTGAAAAAACTACTTAAAGATAAGAAAAAGTATCCACAAGAACTTGATCCAAGAACAGGTGGAAACAAGTTTGGTTATAGAGGAATGACTTTTAAAAAAGAATTCATCGACAAGCTTAAACCGATTAGAACTTCTAACGGGGTTACAGAGTATGAAACTCCTTCTAATTTAAAAGTTAAATCGAGAAGTGATAAAGGGTATTTAAGTTTTACAATAGACGAACAGGTAGCTAAAGGATTTGGACATTATTCTGGATACATAGATCATAAAAAATCACCTGGTAGAGTAGGTGGCTATGTAAAAGTTTCTTTAGACAACCCTAACTTTATTTTACACCCTGACTTTACAGGAGAGCTTTCCAAAGACTTAGAATACTCAAAAGAATCTGAAAAAGAAACGTTATTAGTAGGTAATTCTTTTACCCCGGATAAAATATATGTAGTAGATGAGAAACTCTACAAAGAAAACTACGCCGATGGTAAAGTAAAAGGAAAATCTAGACCCGGTAGAGTAAAAAAATCAGGAGCCTCATGTAAAGGTTCAGTGTCATCATTGAGAGCAAAAGCTAAAAAGTACGGCGGTGAAAAAGGTAAAATGTACCATTGGTGTGCTAATATGAAAGGCGGAAAGAAAAAATGATATTAACCGACAATAAACTTCACAGACAAGCGTATTATTTAGATCCTACAGATGAAGTAGAGGTTCTAAAAGACCCTAAATGTGTAGATTTATTTGACCAAAATGGATATCATTTAACTAAAGCCGAACAAGTTTTTTTACCTAAAAACGGATTCGAACCTATAGAGAGAAGACATGAAGACTGTATGAGGAGTGACTGGCTTGTATGGGATAAAAGAAATGGAGCTCATATTAATCACTCAGACTTATTTGAAAGAAAAGCATTTGATTCTGTAGCTCTAGAACAAATACTATATATAGCTAAGGAAAGTAACCCTATGTTATTTAAATTAGTTAAAATGAAACCTAAATGGGGTATTGACATA